CAGTTTGCACAGATTTGGAACGAAGCCAACAAGCGCGAAGACGACTATGGCAATCTTCAATCACTAGGTAAGAATGGATTCCACCCATATAGAGCACATTGGTCAGAGCATCCAGATCGTGACGAACAGTGGGCAGCAGAAGAAAGAGCAAGAATTGGCGAAGAAAGATTCCGTCGTGAACACGAATGCGAATTCTTAATCTTTGACGAAACTTTAATCAATTCTATTAGCTTGTCAAATTTAGAAGGCACTGAGCCTATTATGAAAATGGGGCAAGTTCGATGGTACAAAAAAATTAACCCCGAAGCAACATATATCATAAGTTTAGATCCGTGTTTAGGTACAGGCGGAGACTACGCTGGTCTAGAAGTAATCGAATTACCAACATTTGAGCAGGTCGCAGAATGGCATCATAATACTACTCCGATTCAGCAGCAAGTTAGAATCTTAAGAGACATTGCAAAGTATATTGACGAACAATGCACCGAAGCCGGAAATATGTCAAGTATATATTATTCTGTTGAAAACAATGCTATAGGTGAAGCCGCATTAGTTTCAATCAACGAATTAGGGGAAGAAACATTCCCCGGCCTATTCCTCAGTGAACCTATTAAGAAGGGACACGTTCGTAGATTTAGAAAAGGGTTCAATACTACTCACAAGGCAAAGATTGCTATCTGTGCCAAACTCAAGCAGCTCATCGAACACAAAACATTAAAGATCTATTCTAAGCCGTTAATAAGTCAATTAAAAGCATTCGTTGCCAAGGGCGTGAGCTTTGAAGCTAAAACAGGCGAACATGACGACCTTGTAGCTAGTCTATTACTCAATCTTCGTATGACTATGTTGTTACAAGATTGGGATCCTAGTGTCTACGAAAAGATGCACGAGCACGTTACAGACGAAACTATTTTGCCAATGCCAATCTTCATAGGATAATGACATAAATAGCATGATGACACCGATAGAAATTATTGCACAGGATTTATTCGACAAGGTTCGTAGCCGTTTCTCTAATTTACAAATGGGAGACGGCAGCGGTTCTGTTACTGCAAATCCTAAAGACGCTCGCTTTTTTGATTTTGACTTTTCAGTCGAAGGCCACAATTTAGGCAGAGTAAGCATATCCATTAACGACGTTGGAAATTTAAAGATTTTCTTTAGTCAAGGAATTGCTGAAAAGTCCGATTCAATTGCTACTAGTATGTGGTATGATTTCTTAAAAGAAATGAGATTTTTTGCCAAAAGAAGATTGTTACGATTTGACACTCGCGATATTACTAAAGGTAACTTAGATAAAACAGATTTTCAATATCTTGCCCAAAAGGATGCTAACATGACCGAATCAACTATGTTTGGAAGTTCAAAAACTTCGCATAGAAAGCTCGAAGACACGGATTTAATTATTCGTCACTCAGAAGCTATCGACCCAACGAAGCCCGGCGCTCGTAGTCGAAAAATCAAAAATTTATTCATTCAGAACAAGGAAGGCGAACGCTTTAAGTTTCCATTCGTTTATCTTCCTGGGGCTCGAGCAATGCAACGCCACGTTGCAAATGGCGGTTACCCACATGATGATTCTGGTAAAAAGATTATTAAGACCTGTGAAGAAATTCTTAAATTAAGTGATTTTGGGCGCAAGGTAAAGCATTCGACATTAAATGATAATGCAAATCAAATTGCCGAACGTGCAACACAAAAACTACAACAATTACGTCATCACATGGAGTGCATGAGCAAGCAAAAATATTATCAAGAATGGATCGAAGGTCAGCAAGAAGGCGAAGATCCGTTAATTGAATTAGATGATGCAACATTTGAAAGTTACAAAAGTGCATTTACAATTAATAAATTTGACGAAGCCCTTGCAGAAGTTTTTCCTATCTTGCATGCCATTATGCAAGAAACTAGTGAATTAGATTTAGAAAATTATGTTAAAGACGAAGAAGAAGATTCTGATATTAATGAAGAATCGAATAGCGTTGACGAATTTTCTACGTTCGAATCTTGGACTAATGACATTGTTAGTGAAGTATTTTCCGACAACGAACTAAAGCAATTAGAACCGTTGGTTCAAGAACCACTGTTAATTGGCGCAAACGACGAAGCAGTACAAACACTTGCAGGAATTGGTATCAAAGATCCTGAACTAGTTAATGCACTTAGAGCAATCGCAGATATGCCAAACGGCGCCGATGCTGATGCTCGTCCTACTATCAAAGCATATCTAGGCTCAGAAGCCGATAGAATGAATTGGGGCGATATGAGCAGTGATGTACCTGCTTTGCCAGAACCACAAGCTGCGCCAGCACCAGAGGAGATGCCTGCAGAAGAACCAGGTATGGAAGAACCTGCTCCAGAGGAAATGCCTGCAGAAGAACCAGGTATGGAAGAGCCAGCACCTGAAGAGATGCCTGCAGAAGGGTATGATAGCATCGAAATTGACCCTACTGACAAACTAATTGAGCCTGATGGTAAAAAGGGTAAATTAAGAAAAGTTGCCGAAATTGTTATGGGATTTTATAACAGACAAGATGGCACTTGGACTAAAGGCGAACACGGTGTTGTTACGCATGTTAAAAGACACTTTAGTGATGACGGTAAAGGTGGCGAAAAAGAAGCACATCTTGCAGTAGAGTTAATTAAACACATCAATAGAAAAAATGAATCAGCATCAACAATAGCTGAAATGCGAAGATTAGCTGGTTTAAAGTAATTTAGAATTTGAAAACCCTTTCTTCGGAAGGGGTTTTCTTTTGGTAAAAATTCTAAGAAAAATAATCATTTACCGAAGACATGATAAATAAAAGAGCATATAATTCGTTGTATGTTTAATAGTTTCTTTTGCGTAGTGGCGCTTAAGAAACAGGCATAATATAGGCAACAAAAAGGAAAAAACATCATGGCCTCATTAGCAGAAATTCGTGCAAAGCTTCAAGCTTCAAATAATCAAAACGGCGGCGACCGCGCTCCAGGCGACAACGCAATTTACCCACATTGGAATGCAGCAGAAGGCACTACAACTACAGTGCGATTCTTGCCTGACGCAGACCCTAACAACACATTCTTTTGGATCGAACGTGCAATGATTAAGTTGCCGTTTGCTGGCGTTAAGGGCGAAGCAAACTCCAAGCCAGTTACTGTGCAAGTTCCTTGCATGGAAATGTGGGGCGAAACTTGCCCAATTTTAACTGAAGTACGTCCTTGGTTCAAGGACAAGAGCCTCGAAGACATGGGTCGTAAGTATTGGAAGAAGCGTTCATACCTCTTCCAGGGCTTTGTTCCAGACTCTAAGTTCCAGGAAGATAAGACTCCTGAGAATCCAATTCGTCGATTCATTATTGGATCGCAAATTTTTAACATTGTTAAGAATGCACTGATGGACAGTGAAATTGAAGAACTACCTACTGACTATGTTCGCGGACTAGACTTCAAGATTGCTAAGACATCTAAGGGCGGTTATGCTGACTACTCAACTTCAACTTGGGCACGTCGTGAACGTGCGCTCAACGAAGAAGAAAAGGCAGCAATTGATCAGTACGGTCTTTTCGACCTTAAGAGCTTCCTTCCAAAGAAGCCTACTGAAGTTGAACTTCAGGTCATTAAGGAAATGTTCGAAGCGTCAGTGGACGGTGAAGCATTTGATATGGACCGTTGGGGTCAGTACTACAAGCCTGCAGGCTATAACAGTCCTTCAGGATCTTCAAATACTCCTGCACAGTCATCAACTCCTGCAAAGCCAGCGCCGCAGCAGAGTGTTGTGGAGGATGACGACATCCCTTTTGATGCATCTCCTGCGCCGGCTGCAACGCCAGTAACGGAGAACTCAACACAGGGCAGCGATGCAAGTGCTCGTGCGCAAGACATTCTTGCAATGATCCGCAATCGTCAAAAGAACTAAGGAGTAGTCAATGAGTAAAGCATTCGACATCTCTAAATTTCGTAAGTCCATTACCAAGTCGATTGACGGACTTGGTATCGGATTTAACGATCCAACAGACTGGATTTCGACTGGCAATTACGCATTGAACTATCTTATCTCGGGGGATTTCTTTAAAGGAATCCCCATGGGTAAGGTTACAGTGTTTGCTGGCGAATCAGGCGCAGGCAAGAGCTATATTTGCTCGGGCAATATCATTAAACATGCACAGGAACAGGGCATTTACGTTGTTCTAATCGACAGCGAAAACGCATTGGACGAAGCATGGCTACAGGCATTAGAAGTTGACACTTCAGAAGATAAACTCCTAAAGCTAAACATGGCAATGATCGACGACGTTGCACGTACCATCAGCGAGTTCATGAAAGAATACAAATCAATGGATCCGGACACTCGTCCTAAGGTTCTGTTTGTTGTAGACTCGTTGGGCATGTTGCTAACTCCGACTGATGTTAATCAGTTCGAAGCTGGCGAAATGAAGGGCGATATGGGTCGTAAGCCTAAGGCACTTACCGCACTTGTTCGTAACTGCGTTAATATGTTTGGTTCGTATAATGTAGGCATGGTGTGTACAAACCACACTTATGCATCACAGGATATGTTTGATCCTGACGATAAGATTTCCGGAGGCCAAGGCTTCGTCTATGCATCATCTATTGTTGTTGCAATGAAGAAGCTTAAACTTAAGGAAGACGAAAATGGTAACAAGGTCAGCGACGTCCTTGGTATTCGAGCAGCGTGTAAGATTATGAAGACACGTTATGCAAAGCCCTTTGAGTCAGTTCAAGTACAGATTCCTTATTCGACAGGAATGAAGCCGACTTCCGGACTTGTTGACATGTTCGAGAAGATGGGTGTATTATCTAAAGTAGGTAATAAGTTAGCTTACACAGACAAAGAAACTGGTGAAATTATCGCCGAGTTTCGAAAAAATTGGTCTGAAGATAAGTTGCAGCTAATTATGCAGCAATGGGACGAAATAATGATTTCACCTGTTGATGAAACAACTTTAGAAGAGGTCGAAGGCGAATAATGGAAGATACAGAAATTATGGATATTTGGGATTTGTTTTTAGAGCACATCCCTGAAAAGCATCGTGATGTAGCTGCATCGCAATATGTTGAATATCTACTTAATCATGATGTAGAAATCGATACTCTAGATGCTTTAGTCGGAAACGATGAGTATTTAGATAATGCAATCGAAGAAGCTATCGAAGAAGCATCATACAACGACGACGAGGACTCTTACAACGACGGGGACGAATAATGAATTGGTACTCAAAAGTCAGTAAGGACATTAGTCATTTACCAGATTGCATTGAGTACTTTTATTTGCAACTGACTGACGCTAAAAAAGAAGTCAAAGTTTTTGGCAATCTAGAAAAGGCATCAGCATTGTTGCCCGGAATTGTAGAACACCGCTTCAACCAGCTTCAAGAAATTGAAGCTGTGTTGGAGTACTTAAACATTGAACTTCGACGAACTCGATCTAAAGCATTTAAAAAATACTTAGAAAACTATCAACGTGCTCTTAGTAGTAGAGACTGCGAAAAGTATGTTGACGGCGAAGCCGATGTGGTAGATTTAGAAAAAATTGTCAACGAATTTGCTCTGCTGAGAAA